AAAGGATTTTAAACTTGTAACTTACTCAGCATATGCTTGTTTAAAAGAAAAATCTAATAAAACTAAAAGAGAAAATAGAATATTACAATATATAGAAGAAAATGAAAAAAATAAAATTAAGGAATTTGAAGGTATTTTTTGGGGAGCATCTGGTATTATATCAGAATATTTTAATTGCAAAGATACCGAAACTATATTTCTTCATCTTATAAATAAAAGAAGTTTTAGCATTGATGAATATGAGCAAAATATGAGCAACAATATTTAATATAAGGTGTTATAATAGTATTAAGCAATAAACCGTTAGGGAGAAATCCTTAGCGGTTTTATTATTTCATGGAGATATAACCCTAATGGTAAGGGAGCAACTTGCTAAGTTGTTAGTAATCGAGTTAATCGGTGTGTAGGTTCAAGTCCTATTATCTCCGCCAAACAGAACCCCTCAAGCCTATGACTCCTAGAGTTAAGCTAAAATAGAGCTGATTTAGGGTAGTTGGTAGTATACACTGACTACTTGCAATATGGGACTAGCTGATTACAGTACGGGTATTGCTTTTGGTTTAATAGTGAGTAGGTAAGACCTACAGTGTGGAGTCGTTCATTGGGAGTTACGACAAGTACCATGATGGTGTGGGCAAGATGGTACATAGCTTATCTGCCAAAGGTAGAATAAGACTCTGGTTATCGCAATGTGATAATTGGTCTTTGATTTGGTGTTATTAAGTGAAAGTTGGTAAACGTGATGTAAGTCCAACGGATCTAAAAGCCTAGTAGATAAAAAGTATTAGAGTATATCTGGTCTTAGTACTGGATGTATAAATTACTTAATCTGCTAGGTTATTTTATTATTTAAATTAAGTGAGGTGAGTATGATGATTAAGTTAGAGCTATTAGTTAGTCCCGATAAAGATATTAAGAAAACTTGCATATGTAATTATAATAATCCGAGTTGTGATAAAGGATATAGGGGAGAATGTGAAAGGCTTAATGTATTATATGATCCTTATAGTGATATAAAAGAGTGTATGAAGCATGATAGTTATAAGAGAGTTAATAGACGTTTAAGACAACGTTAGATATATATTATTAAATAGTATTGGAGGTGTAAGTATATGAGTAAGAATAAAGCTAATAAGCCATTAAAGTTTAAATCACCAGAGGAATTAGAATCTAAGATACAAGAGTATTATAAATGGGCAGAAGATAATAATAGACATATTACTATGAGTGGTTTAGCTTGGTATTTAGGATGTAGTAGAACTACTCTATTAAATTATGAAAATAGTTTAGAGAATGAGTGGTTAAAGAGTGTTGATGATGATGTGAAAGTACTCTATGTGAACTCGATAAAGAGAGCCAAGGAAAGAATAGAGATGGAGTATGAAGAAGGCTTATACAACAAGAATAGTGTTGTCGGAACTATATTTACCCTCAAAAACAACTATGGATGGGTAGATAAGCAAGAGATAGAGCAGACTAATAAGACTATTGAGGTTAGTTTAGAGGATTAAATAAGTGAATAAACATACAGAAAAGGTATGAATTATTGCATAAATGCTGTATATTATGCAAGGTTGAGTGCATATATCAACAGTGATATACTATGCTAAAGGCTACAAGCTAGTGATACCAATGGGTTAGAGGTTTCAAGAATGTGGATTGTAATGTCGTGAAAGTTTTATTTCGCGACATTATAGTTTTAACATGATTATTAGTGTACGAATGCTAATACCTAATGACGTAATAGTTATTCTATTAACTACGTACAAAAATAGTAATTAGGGGGCGTACCTTCTAAACTGGATATGGGTATCTCCAATACGGTTACAATAAATATTTTTTCAAAACAAAGGGCCAAATTCAATGCTACTATAAATTAGTGATATAATAGTCTTAATACAATAAGGAGGGGTTATGGTATGAAATTTGGAATTAGAAAACCTTCGCTAAAGAAAAGTATTAAGGCTAGAACTAATGGTAAAGCTAAAAGAGCACTTAAAAAAGCTGTTATACCTGGCTATGGAAAGAAAGGTACTGGGTGGTTAAAGGACCCAAAGAAAGCGGCATATAATAAAGTTTATAAAAAGACAACTTTTAGTATTTTTGATTTATTTAAATAAAGGATATTGCCAAATTTTGTAGAATTAGTTCTATAGAAGGAGGCGATATTATGGAATTAACAAAAAAAGATAGATTATTATTATTTAATCAATTAGAAATTTTAAAACATTTAAATCCAGATGAAGCTGATAGATATGAAGTAGACCAGAAAATTATAGTTAATGGATATAAGTATCACTATGATGAATTGGTTGAAGGCTTTGGTGAAGATCTTGATGTATCTGTTTCTGAATATGTATTTGATGTTTTACAAATGTATAGAAGTTTAAATAATTCATATACAGCTTTAAACTCGGAAGAAAAATCTCAGATAAATCTTGATGATATTAAATATCAAGGATTTGATGGTAATGAAGAAGGAGCTTATTATAGCTATGCAAACTTTTTACTTGAAGATTATAATAGATATGGAGAAATTTATGATGACGGAAAAGTTGAATTAAACTCTCATAGAAATATGATAAGAAGATATAATAGGATGTTAGAAATTTGGAAAAGTTTTAATGATAGGTATGGTGACTTAACATTAGATCAAATTAAAGAAATAGTAAAATAATTTTAAGAACTCTCAATAACGAGGGTTCTTTTTGTTTGGAGGTGATTTATTACTATGGCCAATACTAAATTTAAAATATCTAAGAAGTGCTTTAATGATGTTTATTTACCACAATTACAAAACTATGATAGCAGATTCAATGTATTTTTTGGTGGTGCTGGTAGTGGTAAATCTCACTTCGTATTTGCTAAGATGATGTTTAAGTATTTGAAATATCCTAATAGAAAATGTTTAGTTGTAAGAAAAGTAAGTAATACATTAAGAGATTCATGCTTTGCTTTAGTAAAAAGTATTCTTAGTGACTGGCAGTTATATGAACAATGCAAGATCAATAAAACCGATTTAACTATTGAACTACCTAATGGTAGTCATTTTATTTTTAAAGGCATGGATGATCCAGAAAAGATAAAATCTATTGCAAATATAGATGATATAGTAGTCGAGGAATGTACTGAGATTGATGAATTTGACTTTGACCAGTTATCTTTAAGACTTAGATCACGAAATCTTTATAACCAAGTACATTGTATGTTTAACCCTGTATCTAAAGAGAATTGGGTTTATAAAAGATGGTTCAAAGAAGGTGCAGCCTATAATAAGGATAATACAGTTATTCTACATACTACCTACAAAGATAATAAGTTTTTACCTAAAGAGTATATAGATAACTTGCTTGAAATGGAGAGAACCAATCCAGCATACTACAGAATTTATGCTTTGGGTGAATTTGCTACTCTTGATAAGTTAATATATACAAATTGGAGAGTTGAAACCTTCGATTATTTAAAAATATTAAAGGAAGTAAAGGGGAGCAAAGCTATATTCAGTTTAGATTTCGGATATACCAATGACCCTACTGCTTTTGTATGTAGTGTTTTAGATGAAATTAATAAAAAGTTATGGATTTATAATGGTTTTGAAGAAAAGGGCCTTTTGAATGATGAAATAGCAAATAAAATAATTGAAATGGGATATAGAAAAGAAGTAATTACATGTGATAGTGCTGAGCCTAAATCTATCGAAGAGTTAAAAAGAAATGGACTTGATAGAGTTCGTGGTGCTACAAAGGGTAAAGACAGTATAATAAATGGAATTAACTTATTGCAGCAATATGAAATTGTAATCTTACCTAGCTTAACATGGATAATTGAAGAATTTAAAAATTACACATGGAGAAAAGGCAAAGATGGTGAATATATCAATGTTCCTATAGATAAATACAATCATAGTTTAGACTCTTTAAGATATGGAGTTACAACGGAGATTGGAACTAAAAAAATAACCTTATCATTTTTAGATAGGTCAGCATTATTTTAGAAAGGGGGATTTACATGGGGTTTTTAGATGACAATAAAGAACTTTTTAATAATATAAAAAGTGACTTTGAAACTAGAAAAATAATCTATGATAAAATATATGATTACTGTGTTACTGGTAAAAGTGAAGCTTATAGCGAATACAAACATAATCCTAAAAGAAGTAATTTAAAAGTAAGGACTAATTTTATTAAGAAATTTATAAAAGAAGAGGTATCATACCTTTTATCCAATAAACCAACTTATATTAGTAAAAGTGATAATTCTAAAGAGGTTGAATTTGTAAACTTTAAATTATCTCATTGGAATAAAAATCATGACAAGATGTTGCTTAGAGATATGTTATCTTATGGAAGTGTATTTGAACTTTACTACACTACAGAATTAGGTGAGGAACTATTATTTAATTCTAAAATAGTTAGTCCTAGGGATGGTTATTTGCTAACTGATGATTTTGGAAATAGTAAAATGTTCCTTAGGTTTTATAAAAAGAAATTTGATACTAAGCAGTATATAGATATTTATACTCCGGAATTTATTTATCATGTAGATGATAGCTTTAAAGAAATTGAAAAGCCGACAGTAAATAGATTTGGAGAAGTTCCTGTGAAGGTTGGGCATGTAAGTGCATATAAAGAACATGACACTTTATTTAATGAACTAAAAGATTTACAAGATGCATACGAAACTAACCTAAGTGATTTAGTTAATGAAATATCTGACTATAGACTAGCTTATTTAATAATGCTCGGTTGTAGCATAGATTATAAAACTAAAGATGAAAATAAAAAAACTCAGTTAGATTATATGAAGGAAAAAGGTATTATAAATGCTGATGAAAAAGATGTAATAATTAAGTTTTTAACTAAAGATATAAATGATACGTTCGTACAAAATACCCTTGAAGCTCTTAAGAAAAATATATATGAAATTAGTAATCATATTGATACTAATGAAAAACTTCAAAGTAATACTTCCGGAAGTGCTTTAAGAAATAGATTAATAGGATTGGAACAAAGGGTAAGAGATAGCGAAGGATCCATGAAGAATATAATCCAGGGAAGAATGTATTTTTTATTTAAATTATTTAATAAGCTTGAAAACATTAATTATGATTATAGAGATGTATCAGTTAAATTTACATTAAATATTCCACAAGATGATTTACTAATGGCACAAACTTTAAGCCAATTTGGAATAGGAGAAAATATATCTTTAAAAACTGCTTTAACTCAATTAAGTTTTGTAAATAATCCAGACCAGGAGATAAAACTTATTGAAGATTATAAGAAGAACCATGAAGTTGATATAGATGAAATTCTAGGTGATGAAAATGAGCAAGATTAAACATGATAAAGAATTAGAATTTATACAAGGACTTTATGATGAAGCAGAAGAACAAACAAAAGAAATCTACAAAGAACAAAAGAAGAATAGGGATGAATTACTTCAAGAACTAGCTTTAATTATACTAACCTACACTGTTTTAGATGGTCTAATGAGCCTTACAAGGAAAGATAAAAAGAAGGAGTATAATAGGTTATCTAATATAATTCTAAATTCTGCAAAGGGACAAGGGACAATACAAGTAAGGGTTATAAATGATATATTAACCAGCACAGTAAATAAGACCTTCGGATTTTATTCTTACAATGCAAAGTTAAAAGATGTTAGAAAAATCATTGAAGTTAATTTTGAAGGAAAGCATTTTTCAAAGAGTGTTTGGGGTAATGAAAGAGAGGTCGCAAAGCGTCTTAAAAAACAAGTTGAGAATTTTCTTAATGGCAAGGTTAATGTAAATCAAATCAAGAAAGATATTGAGAAAACTTATAGGACTAACGCCTATAAAGCTAAAAGATTAGTAGAAACTGAGGTTAATCGGTGTGAAGATGAAGCTTTTAAAAGATTTTGTAAGGAAACAGGTGTTAAGAAAGTAAGGAGAAATGAAGTCCTAGACCGTAGAACTTGTGAAGAGTGTGCTGCTTTAGATGACAAAGTATATGATTTAGATGAAGCTCCAGGAGTTGTTCATCCATTATGTAGAGGATTTAACACTGTAGAAGATTAATATGCATTTACTCAGATAAAGAGTAGGTGCTTTTATTATGATTAAAACATAAAAAGAAATCTATAAATAACTTCTTTCGTCCTATGAAATAAAGTACCTGTTAATGATTTTGAAATATAGTGATATAATTGTGGTAGAGAATTAATTAATATGGGGGATGAAATCATGAGTTGGGAAGAGTTTATTTCTTATAAAGGATGTGAATGTGGAAAGGGAAAAGTTAAAGTTATAAATAGAATGGACGATTGGAATAGATCGGAGTATTCGGAAATAATTTTATGTGAGGAATGCAAAGAAAAAGATAGACAAGAAAAAGAATATGAAAAGAAGAGAAAAATAAAATTTGAGGAACAGAAAAAAGAAATTATAGATTATTTCAATAAAAATTATTTAGATACTTGGGTGAATTATTTCAAAGATATAAAGACTAAAAAAGGGGTTTGGGGAATAGTTTATAATGCAGAAATTGAAATTTGTAGTTTATCAACTTTATATAATCATTGGAAAATGTTTTCTTATACGACTACAGATTATGTTAGCAAATTAGTGGGAATTGATACGATTGATAAAATAATGCTTATATTAGATATAGAAGATAATAAATTAAATAATATGCTAAAACAACCGCTAGAATACTATAATGAGATGAAGAGAAAAAGCTTTAATGAAGCTTATTCGAGTATGAGAAAGAGAGAATAGAATCGTGATTTAAAGTCTTAGGAAACTAAGGCTTTTTATTATGCCCTAAATATGGCTCTAAACTATTTGAAAGTAAAAATAATTTATGTTCTGGGGTGTTTCACAGTCTAGAGGATAAATAGGGGGAATATTAATTATGAAAAAATCAGATTTATTAAAGCTTTTGGAAAAAATAAAAGATGAAGAGGATATCAACGAACTTTTTAAAGGGACTGATATTGAAACAACTTTTAAGGTAGAACCAACACTGGATGTGTTTAAGACTAAATTAACAGAAAAAGAATTTAAGTCTTTTATGGATTCAGAAAAGGATACACATGCAAATAAAGCTTTAGAAACATGGAAAACTAACAACTTACAAACAATAATTAATGATGAAGTTCTTAAGGCTACTGGTAAAAAGAAAACCCCAGAGCAACTTAAGATTGAAGAACTAGAAAAGCAATTCAATGAGCAAAAGTTAAAAGCTGAAAAAGCTGAAACTGTAGCTAAATACAAGGATGTATTAGCAGAAAAGAAAATCCCTATGGAAATGATTGAATATTTTCTAACGGACAATGAAGAAACTACAAACACTAGGATTGATAACTTTAGTACTTATGTAAATGAAATGGTTAATACTAGTGTAAAAGAGAAAATTGCTAGTGGTAGTTATACGCCACCTGGCGATAATGGTGCCGGAGATATGACTGCAGATGATTTAGCAAAAATGATGATGTAAAAAAATAATTTTAATTTGATAAAAAGAAAGAGAGTGATATAAATGGCAGTAAACACAATTGCATATGCAACATTATTTCAACAAGCTTTAGATAAGGCAGCAGTAGCAAAATTAACAAGCGGATGGATGGATTCTAACGCTGGACAAGTTATTTATAATGGTGGTAAAGAAGTTAAAATTCCAAAAATGAACATGGATGGATTAGGAGATTATGATAGAGCTAACGGATTTACTCAAGGATCTATAACCCTTGAATATGAAACTAAGACTATGACTATGGATAGAGGAAGAACATTTATGTTAGATTCTATGGATGTAAATGAGTCTAACTTTGTGGCTAATGCTACTAATGCCATGGGTCAATTCCAAGCCACTAAGGTAGTACCGGAGATTGATGCTTACAGATATTCTAAAATAGCTAGTTTAGCTATAACAGGAAGTGTAGCAAGTGGAGGTAATACAATTACTGAAGCTAATGTATTACAACTTTTAAAAGCTGATATAACTGCAATAGAGGATATAGTTGGGGATATTCCATTAGTAATAACAATGGCAACTCCTATAGCTGCAATATTAGATCAAAATGAAAAAATAAGTAAGAGATTAGATGTTACAGAATTTACAAAAGGTGATGTAATTACAAAAGTAAAATCATTTGATGGACATCCAATAGTTAAAGTTCCAAGTGCAAGAATGAAAACAGCTTATACATTCTATGATGGTAAAACAGGTGGGCAAACTGCTGGTGGCTTTGTAGCTGCAGTAGATGCTAAAAATATTAACTGGATAATAACTCCAATGTATGCTCCAATAGCAGTTAATAAAACTGATAAGATTAGAATTTTTGACCCTAACATTAATCAAGATGCAGATGCTTGGAAGATGGACTACAGAAAATACCATGACCTTTGGATTATGGATGAAGCTCTTAAAATATGCAGAGTAAATATTAAGGAAGCTTTAGTTTAGGATTAGGTGTTTCACCTAGTCCTTTTCTTTTGGAAGGAGATTGGATAATGGAATTTAAGTATGAATTAAAGAGAATGAACGTTGTTAAGGTAACTAATGATAAAGACACAAAGGATAAGCTTATCGCACAAGGATTTGAATTAATAGAGAAAAAGAAATCAGGAAAACCTAATGAAGATAAAAAGGTAGAAGAAAAGCCTAAAAAGTAGGTGATGATATGGAATTGACTATTGAACAGAAAAAATCTGTAGCGGTTATTAGAAACTATCTAAATGTAGATAGTGATACATGGACAGATGAAATAATATTATCTGAATATGATTTTGTTGTAGATCAATTAATTCAAAATGCTAAAACGGCTAAGAGTTCAGATATAAAATCTATATCCGAAGGTAATCAATCTATAAGCTATAAGGATAACTCCGGAGCGTGGACTATTACAGATGATATTAAAGCAATGCTACCCAAGCCTTATATAAAGCTTTTCTACTAGGAGGACACTATGGGAGTTTTATTTAGGAACACTGATATAACCATATATAATAGATATTTTGATAATGCTTTAGGTTACGACAAGTACCAAAGGACAGTAATAAAAGGTGTAAACTGGCAAGGTAAAAGCAATGCTACAGTTAGCAACAATGGTTTATTACTTGCAGACAGTACCTTAATTTTTATAGATAAGCTAGATAATTACGTATCCCCTAAGAGGTTTAAAAAGCTATCTGATGCGGAAAGACCTAATTATTTTACCTTCGCTAGTGATGGGGACAAGATAGTAAAAGGGGATGTATCCTTTGAGGTAACAGGAATATCACCCTATAGGCTATCTGACTTAGAAGGTGCTTTTGACAATGTAATAGATATTAAAAGCGTTAACGATACTCTACCGAACCATATAGAAGTTGAGGGGGTATAATTATGGCTACTAATGTTAGAGTCGATATAGATGACTCCCAAAAGATACTACTTAAGCGGTATTTGAATAAAAACGGAAAGGCCCAAGTTCAATTTACAAAGTTAGTGGCCCGTTACAGTAATAATTATACTCCTTATCGTACAGGCCGCCTTAAGGACATGATGATTACATTAGAAAGTGACAGAATAATATATTCAGCACCTTATGCTAAAAAGCAATATTACACTAACAAAGGCGAAGGAAAGCAAGGAACGTCCGTTGGTGGGCTTAGAGGTAAGATGTGGGATAAAAGAATGTTCATAGATAATGGAGATAAGATAGTCCAATCAATAGCTGAGTTTGTGGGCGGAAGAAGTAAATAAAAAGAATCTACTATTTAGCAGATTCTAAGTATTCTTTTAATAGTTTTTCTATTAATTCAGCCACACTTACACCTTCTTCGATAGCTTTTATTTTGGCTTGTTTTATAAGTTCATCATCTATTGTAGTTGTAAATTTCTTTTTCAATTTTATCACCTCTAATTTATAATAGCATATCTACGTATATTTGACAAGTACGTGTATACGTGTTAAAATATAATTGAGGGGTGAATGAAATGAGGGAAATAGTTAATCCTTATGGGTTTATTTATATAACAACTAATTTGATTAATGGGAAAAGATATATAGGACAAAAAATGTTCAGAGAGAAGTGGAAGGGTTATTTAGGTAGTGGTATTCATTTGAAAAGAGCTATAAAAAAATACGGAAGAGAAAACTTCGTTAGAAACATTGTTGAAATAGCTTATTCTAAAGAAGATTTAGATAGGCTTGAAAAAGAATGGATAAATAATTATAATGCCATCGGAAATGACGATTTTTATAATATAGCAGAAGGTGGCGAAGGTGGATTTTTGATAGCTGGTAAAAGCGAATTAGAAATAAAAAGAATTTATAAAAAAATAGGTGATTCTAATAAAGGTATAAAGCTTAGCGGACAAGCTCGTGAGAATATTAGCAAAGGACATATGGGGATTGAACCATGGAATAAAGGTATTTCTGGTTATTCTGTCCATAGTGAAGAAACTAAAAGTATTATGAGTGTAAGGCAAATGGGCGAAAATAATTCATTTTATGGCAGAAAACATAGTGAAGAAACTAAAAATAAATTCAGCGAATCCAGAAGCGGATATAAAAACCCAAGAGCTACAAAGGTGATTTGCTTAACGACTGGCAAGGAGTTTGATACCATAAAAGAAGCTGCACAATATTACAATATTAAAAACAGATGTACTATATCTTTTTGCTGTAAATCTAAAACAAAATCAGCTGGTAAACATCCAATTACAGGTGAAAAACTTGTATGGAAATACTTAGAGGACTCTGAATAAGGGTTCTTTTTATTTTAAGGTGGTGATTATATTGTGATAATACAAGGAATTAGAAATTATATGCGAGGGTTGAAATGCCTAGACACCTTCAATAATGCTATAAGGGTTAATGTCAACTATCTCGAACCTACTCCCGACACATATTCTATAGAAGAAATCCCTATTGAACCTATCTTAAAAAAGTATGTTAATGGAGATTCCATTAGGCAATATGCTTTTATATTTACGAGTCGAGAGCCTTATGGGGCAGATGTACTACAGAATATTGATAACTCGGGATTCTATGAAAAATTAGCAGATGAAATAGAGTCCAATAATGACAATGAATTATTCCCAATACTAGAGGATGGACTTGAACCACAAGAGATAAAGGTTACTAGCACTGGTTATGCTTTTGCAGTAACAGAAAGCACCGCAGAATATCAAATTCAGCTTAGATTAAAATATTTAAAAAAGAAATAAGGGGAAATAGATATGAAATATAGAAAGAAACCAGTCGTAATTGAAGCTTTTAAGTGGACTGGAGATGTAAACCAAGTAGAAGACCCTATATGGATAATTGAAGCAATTAAAAAACGTGATGTTTGTTTTGTAAATTATGAAGCTGACAAAATATGTGTGATGCTTATAAATACGTTAGAAGGAAGCATGAAAGCTAACCAAGGTGATTACATCATAAAAGGCATTAACGGAGAAATTTACCCATGTAAACCAGATATATTTGAAAAGACATATGAATTAGTATAAAAAAATAGGAGTGATATAAATGGCAATTAGAAAGAAAAAAATACAAGCTAACTATTTAAAAGTAACAGAGTTTGAACTTTTAGGTACAGGCTTTACAGAGTTAAATGAGAGTCCTAGCGCACAGACAACAAGTAAGAGATATGTTAATCAATCTAGCATGACGCAAAGTATAACAGGTTATGAGTGGTCTACAAGCTTTAACGCTGACCAGATAGTAAGCGAAGAAGCTATAGAACATATTATAGCGATTGGAGAAATGCAGAAAACTGGCGCAGATACAGAAACAGAATATGTAATAGTTGATTTAGATAAAGCGGCACAAACTTCTGGATTTAGAGCAAGAAAATTTAAAGTTGCTATTGCAGTAGATTCTTTCGAGGATAATGATGGAGAATTAGGAATAACAGGAAGTTTCCTAGGTATTTCTGATCCAGTATTAGGAACATTCGACACTACTGCTAAAACATTCACAGAAGGATTTACACCAGCACCATAATTAGAAGGGGGATATAAATAATGAAAATTAACGGAGTAGAATTACAAGATATAGATATATTAGATTTAGAAGTAGCAGAGAAGTGGGAAGATGCCCTAGAACGTGTTGAGGGTGTAGCAAAATCTATAGAAGGTGTGAAAATATCTGAAACTATTAGAATACAGTGTAACGCCATATTTGAGGTGTTTAACACACTATTCGGTGAGGGAACAGATAAGAAGATATTCGGTGATAGAGTTAATCTTATGATGTGCCTAAAAGCTTTTGAGGAATTAGTGACACAAGTTAAGTCTCAAAGTGCTGAGGTCGAGAAAATGGCATCTAAATATTCCCCTAACAGAGTTCAAAGAAGAAATAAAAAGTAATGAATATCTTAATTGACCTAGTACCGACCAAGATTGAAATTGATGGCGAAGAGTATGAGATTAACAGTAATTTCCGCGAGTCCATACTCTTTGAATTAATGATGCAAGATAAGTCTATAACCGAAGAGGATAAGATTATACAAGCTTTAGAACTTTACTATCCAATATTACCTAAAGACCTAAACAAGGCTATAGAGGGCATCCTATGGTTTTATAGATGTGGAAAAGATGAAGTCGAAACTAAAAATAAAGGAACAGGCAAGAGTACAAATGTTTATTCTTTTAACTATGATGATGACTATATCTATTCTGCATTTTTAGACCAGTATGGAGTTGATTTGCAAGATGTAGAGTACTTACATTGGTGGAAGTTTAAAGCTATGTTTAAAAGCCTTAAGGAAGATAATGAGATAGTTAAAATTATGGGTTATCGAGCCATGGATGTTAATAAAATAAAAGATAAGGAACAAAAGGCACATTATACGAAGATGCAAGAGTTATATAAAATTCCTATTGCAAAAGATGAAAGAAATAAATTAGATGAAATAAATAATATTCTTCTAAATGGTGGGGATGTTAGTAAAGTATTGTAATATATTCCTTGTATAATGTATAATTAATGTATATTTGTATAGGGAGTTGAATTACAATGGGGTTATTCGGAAAGAAAAATAAGGATGGTAATAGAAGTGTTAATTTATCTTATATAGATGGCGTAGAAGGATATAACAAAGGAACTGCAATAGCTTTATCTATAGATAATGAAAATCAATGTCTAACTATTAAGCCTAGGGTGTTTAAAAATCCACCAGTACATCTTAAATTTGAACAAATAACAGGAGTTAATGTTGTTAGTGAAAAGGAGATTATAGAGAAAAGTAAAAGTACAGTTGGTAGAGCAATAGTTGGAGGAGTATTATTAGGACGTTTGGGAGCTATAGTAGGCGGCATGAGTGGAATAGGTAATAAGCAAAGAAGCGAAACGCATTATTATATGGTTATTAATTATAAATCTAAAAATGAAGAGATAAAAGTGTTATCTTTTGAGATTGTAGGAGCAAGTTTACACTGGTCATCATTTGTAGAAGAGTTACGAAGTAAAATAAATACTCAAGCTTTAGAGAATAGTACAGAAATATATTTATAAAATCAAGCACTTACTTAATTGTAAGTGCTTTTATTATGTCTAAAATTCCTCAAATGGAGGTGAGAAAATGGCAGATGGACGGATTATAATTGATACTCAGATTGACAGCAAAGGTGCTGAAAAAGGCGTAAAAGGATTAGGTGGTAAATTAGGTAGTTTAGCAAAAACAGGAGCGGTTGCAATAACGGGATTAGCTACTGCAGCTTCGGGAGTTGTTACAGCTTTAACTACATTGTCTGTAAAACAATTTGCTGAATATGAACAATTAGTAGGTGGAGTTGAAACACTGTTTAAGAAAAGTAGTGGACAGGTAATGAAATATGCAAATAATGCATATAAGACAGCTGGAATGAGTGCTAATGAGTATATGAGTACCATTACAGGCTTTTCAGCTTCACTATTACAAGGACTTGGTGGAGATACTAAAAAGGCGGCTGAAATAGGGAATATGGCTGTTATAGATATGTCTGACAATGCTAATAAAATGGGTACTGCAATTGAACGTATACAGGATGCCTATCAAGGATTTGCGAAACAAAATTACACAATGTTGGATAACTTAAAACTAGGGTATGGTGGTACAAAAACTGAAATGGAAAGGCTTTTAGCTGATGCCCAAAAAATTAGTGGTGTTAAGTATGACATAAGTAATTTTAATGATGTAATAGAAGCTATCCATGTAATTCAAGAGCAAATGGGTATAACTGGAACAACTTCATTAGAAGCTGCAAGCACTATTGAGGGTAGTTTAAATATGACTAAGTCAGCGTGGACTAATTTACTAACTGGTATGGCTGATGATAATGCCAATTTTGATGTGTTAGTACAAAATTTAGTTGAAAGTTTAGGCTCTCTAGGTAAAAATTTATTACCACGAATAAAAGTAGTAATAGAAGGTATTGGGGAATTAATTAGAACATTACTACCTAAAGTCCTAGATGAAATTCCAGAAATGATGGCATCTTTATTCCCAGAATCAATGCAAGAAGATATAAAAAGAATATTTGAGGGTATAGTTGAAGCAATAAAAACTACTGCAGATGCGGCTATGCAATGGCTTCCCAAAATTGTAGAAGGGTTTGCATGGATATTAGATAATTC